GCTGAAATAGCTCGGGAACTTGAAAGCAATATTGCTAACAAGGGTCATAAGTGGACTATTGAAAGATGGAAGGCCTTTCGGCTCATCATCCAACAACATTTCTTAAGGCACCAAGTTACTCCAATACTGTTCTGCAAAGCAGACAGTAGAGGACAACCACGTATCCTGAAGAAGATCTTTAAGGTTTCAAATCTTTCAGATCTTCCACTTAATGACAAACGTTACATTCTATCCGTATTACGGATAATCGACACGTTTACCGGAGCTCCAGAGATAAAGATAAATACTATAACTGATCAACCTCATTATGAAGAAGATCTGGTTAATGATATTATCAACTATATCCCTAGATGGTACTTAGGAAAAGCATTAAAGAAAAGGTTCAAAATCCAATTAGGACGTCCTGTTCTTTCGAACAGAGCCGGCCCGAACGGACCATGTTCTTTATCAATGATGCTTGACCTCGAAGCAATTGCTGGTCAACCAGATCTTTTACGGTCGATTAAAACTCTACTTGGGCTATTTTGCCCTCATATTGCTTTTAATCCCCAACTACCGGAAGGTAGAAAGATTAACTGGAAACACTCTAAACTTTGTTTTCTTAGCGATATCGCTATGAAGACAAGAGTTGTTGCAATTGCTGACTATTGGTCAAATCAAGCTCTTATTGCTCTTCACGATTCCATTATGGAATTGCTTAGAAGCATAAAGACAGATGTGACCTTTCGTCAGGACCAACTCCCTGACCTTGTCAAGGGTCTAGGAAGCGAACTGTATAGTTCAGATATGACTGCGTTCACTGACAGGTTTCCAAGGATTCTTGAAGTAAAACTTCTTGAATATCTTGTTGGCCCAGAAGTGGCGCAATCATGGGAACAGGTTATGGTAGATCGAGATTTTCGTCACCAATATGGTAACGCTCGATATTCTACGGGTAACCCAATGGGGATTTTATCCTCATGGCCAGTATCAACTCTAACCCATCATCTTGTTAAGCACTATTGTGCATACAAGCTAGGTAAGAAAAGATATAAATATCTAATCTTAGGAGATGATACACTAGACACATCGAAACAAGTTTATACTAAGTATTTACAAGTTATCGAAGGTCTTGGTGTTTCAATATCTAAAGGTAAATGTACTAAAAGCGAAAACGGCTATGCCGAATTTGCTAAAAGGTTATTTACTCCGGATGGAGAAATCACGGGCCTACCCACACCTTTGATGCAGCGCTGTAGAGAACGTCCAGAATACCTCTTAGAGGTAATCAGGATTTC